ATACAGGAGATGAGTCTGATCCTGATAAAGTAATCGATCATTTAATTGAATTAGTAGCAGAAATGAAGTCTAAAGATGTTGAGTTAGATGAGATGGTATTATTCTTGAGTCCTACTCTTGAAGGTACATTACTTAAAGCTAAGTATTTATCTCGTCTTAATGGTGCAGGTACAGCTTCAGTAGAAGAGTATAGTCTAGAGCAAATCGCAGGATTACGTGTTATGGTAACTAATAACTTACCTCAAACAGCAGGTTCTCATGTACTTAATGAGATTAATGGTGGAACTGACTTCGATATTAGTGCAACAGAAGCTAAAGTACTTGCATTAGTATTAACTCCTGATTCTTTCTTAAGTGCTGAGTCTATTGGACTTACTGCTAAAGTATGGGAAGATCATGGTAGTATCTCTACTAATGTAGATACTTATTTAGCATTTAATGTTACATTCGATCGCCCTGATAAGTGTGGTAAATTACGCTCTGTCTAAGAAGCGTTTATATAGGTTTATAGGATAACCTCCTATCCTCCGCTATTAGGAGTAGACTAAATATCTACTCCTTTTAGTTTTAACTAAGGAGAATACATGGCAGCTTCAACAAATCCTAAACTGAATTCAGTTAATAGAATTCTTAGGGCATTAGGTTACTCAGTAGTATCTTCTATAGAGACTAGTGATCCTGATGTAGTATCTGCTCTCGATGCTCTTAATGATGCTTCTAGAGAAGTACAAGTTAAACCTCTGTGGTTCAATCAGACTAAGATAACTCTTATTCCTAATACGAACTCAGAGATAGAATTACCTCAGAATACAACGAGTGTACAAGCATTACATAGAGCTAACCAGCCTTATGCTTCAGGTAGATTCATGCAACGAGGTGCTAGACTCTATGATACAGATAATAATACATTCACGATAACCGAAAATGTAGACGTAGTTCTTATATCGGAACTAGAGTTCAATGACCTTCCGTATACAGCTCAGAACTATATAACAGCTAGGGCTATAACTGAGGTTACTTATGATACAGACAAGTCTACACAGGATTTCAGTGTGTATTCACGTAGAGAACAAAAGGCATTACAAGAATTAAGAACAGAGAATATTAATAACAGTAATTCAAATATGTTAATGTCTCCTGAACGAACAATGAATAATATGACGAGTCGTTTAGGTGGTAGTTTTAGGTAGTAGAAGGTGAATGGTTAATGCAGGTTCGATTCCTGTACACCTTATTAATTGGTGCGTAATTAACATCAAGAAAAGCTCGTATATGTGTTATGATGTATACTATATAGAGAGTGGTAAGATCCCATAAGCATAATACATAATTAATAAATGGAGTACAAATGCCTAGAAAGCAAGGTAATATAGGAAGCCTTCTTCAAGGCGTTTCTCAACAGAATTTCAAGAATAGATTACAAGGTATGCATGAAGAGCAGGTTAACTTCATACCTCATGAAACAGCAGGGATTATTAAAAGATCTCCTACTAAATTAATAAGTAAGTTAACTAGTTCTTTAGATAATAACGCTAAGATGCATTACGTTAAAGCATCTGATGGTGTAGAGTATATAATAGTTATTACAGATGGTGATGTGAAGGTATTCAATACATCAGGAGTAGAACAAACTCTTAGTCTTAATAATGCTACGTATTTAGACTCGATAAACATTAATACAGACATTAGTTTAGTTACTGTAGGTGATTATACTATTATTAATAATAAAACAGTAACTCCTCAGATGGAAGATGTAGCTCCATCATGTGTAACATCTCAGGAAGGTTCTCATATAATTATACAACAAGGTGAGTTCAATACTAGATATGAGATTAATTTAACTATAACTGCATTAGATTTAAATGTAGTTAGTTCAGCAGGGTTTACAATAGGTAATACAATTACAGGATCTACGAGTTCAGCTACAGGTAAAATTATAGATATAATAGGTAATACTATTGTAGTAGCGAATTACGGACTATTAACTGTTAGTGGTACATTCATAGATACTGAAACAGTTACCGAAGGTGTGAATAATACTACACTAACGTCTCAATCTGTAAGTACTTCTGTACTTAACTTCGGAACGAGTACTCCTGACGGTTCTACTGCATCAGATGGTGAAGATATTAAAGTAGATAATATAGCTTCAGTTTTAGCATCTGCCGTAGTCTCAGGAGGTGGAGCGTTCGGTTTATCAGCAGTATCTAAAGGTAATACTATATTTATGGATATATCAACATCTATAGATAATATAGGTATGAAAATAGAAGTATCAGATGATTCTAGCGAAAGATTGGCGGATGTAGTATCTTTTGATGAATACGAGTTAGATGCTCTAGAAGATTTACCACGGAATTACACACATAACAGAACAATAAAGATAAGTAATAACTCAAAGATATTAGAAGATGACTTCTTTATGAAATTCATAGGAGAAGATGAATCGTCAACTGATCTACAAAGAGGTGAATGGCAAGAGGCTGTACAGGAGTGTATAACGACTGAAATAGATCCTTTACTAGCTCCTCATGCTTTAGTTAAATTAGCAGATGATACATTTTACTTCGGCTCTTTGAATGGAGCTGTAGTAGGTGGAACTACTATAGAGACTTGGAGTCCAAGAGCAGTAGGATCAGATATAACTAATCCCTTACCTGCTTGGATAGGTAGACCTATTGAACATCTGAATGTATTTCAACAGAGGTTAATTGTACTATCAGATGAATTCATAAGTACAAGTAAGACTTCTGAGTTCTTTAATTTCTTCAGAACAACTGCTACAGAAGTACTAGATTCAGACGCTATAGAAGTATCTCCTACAGGTGAAGGTATAAATTTACTTAAGAAGAGTATACAACAAAATAAAGATTTATTAATATTCTCAGATAATAGTCAATATTTAATAGAGGGTGACGTTGCTTTAACGCCTTCTACAATAGCTGTATCTGAAGTATCTTCTTATAGTAGTAATCAAATAGGTGAATTAGTAAGTACAGGTGATACAGTTTTATTCACAAGTGCATCAGGTGTTGTATTCTCTGAAGTACATGAGTTATTCATAGCAGATAGAAACAACTCAAGAGCAGCTAATAATCTAACTAAACTAATACCTACTTATATAACTAATAATATAAAAAAGGCTAGAGTAGACACTAATTTAGGTTTAGCTGTGTTCTCAGCAGGTAATGCTAATAAGATGTACTTCTATAAGTATATTAATAATAATAAAGAACGTGTACAGTCAGCTTGGTATACATTTGAATCAAATACATTCGCAATAGCTGATTATGTATTCTATCCACATGGTATGTATTTACTCACAAGAGATCCTAGTGGTATGTATCTAGAGAGTATGTCTTTTGATTTGAGTTCTTTAGCAAGTGGTGTTAATTATGATATATACTTAGATAGACGACAAGAATTCAGTGCAGTAAATACTTCAGTAACAACTGATTTTGATATAACATCAGATACAATTGTAGTACAAGGTAATGGATGTCCTAATACAGGATATACTGTACCTTATACAGCAGTAGGTAATGTATTAACATTAGAAGAAGATATGTTAGGTGGTGTTGTTTATGTAGGTAATACATACGACTCTACTTTCACTGTAACAGCTCCTAGAATATTTACTCAGGATGGTAGACCATCTTCTCGAGGGAGATTAGTAGTTAATCAGATGATTATTGACTTCGAGGATACAGTTAGATTTAATACAACTAGTGTATCTAAAGGTACTACATACAATAAAGAGTACGAAGGTGTTATAGCAGGTGAATCTCTTATAGGGAATCCTGATATATCAAGTGGTACTTTTAAGGTAGCTATTAAAGAAAAGAATTCAGATATGGGTTTCAGTATCACATCAGATACTCACTTTCCTGTAAGAATAACTAACATAGATTATGAAGGGCAATACAGTCCTAACGCTAGGAGATAGTATGCCAGTAGATCCAAAAATAGCCTTAGCAGGTGTTAAATTAATAACAGGTGCTTTAGGTTTAGGTAAAAAACAAGAAGATTTTGAGAGGCAACAAGAGCTTAATAATCTCAGA